TGTCTTTCATACATGGGCGAAGTTTCTTCGCCATCTAACTTTTTGCGTAACGCATGGCCCACAATGTCTGCACCACGCCCTGTACGACGCTCCAAAACTGTCCGCTTGAAAGTGGCATTTTTAGCAAACATTTCGAAGTTCTCAGCAGCTGACATTTTGCCTGTGAGCAAGACTGTCGAATCACTTCTTTCCAAGAACTCAACCATTGCTTTTGCGTTACGACCTGATTCACCGGGCAAGTCAGTTAACTGCTGCAAAGCATCTTCTAAGTCTTTGCTCTTTAAGCCTGCCTCACGAGTTCCACTTGCAATAGGAATGTGCCGTTCAACCAGCCCAGAAATGCTGCCAACGCTTTGAGGTTGGTAAGTTTTGGCTGCTTTAGCTGCTTGAGCTTGTACTTTTGCTGTTCGCTCAGCATCAAATCGCTTTTCTTCATCTGCAATTTTTCGCCTTAAATATGCTTTACGTTCAACTAGCTTTCTGTAACGGCTGCCAGCCCGCCTCTGGATATTATCCAAGTCATCATCCAAAGAATCTATAACATCCAAAAGCGTTCTATCTTTTGTTTGCTTATATTGAGCTTCTAGTTTTTCAACGCGCTCATTAATGTTTTTATATTTTGCATTGTTTGCAAGCAAATATTCTCTTTTAAACGGTGGATTTTTGTCTAAACGCTCTATTTGTTTGTTAATAAGGTTTAGCTGAGCATCAGTTGAAAGGGGTGGCTTCGGTTTAGGTTTAGGTTTTACTTTTGCAAACTTTTCAGTGGCAGTCAGGCCTGACTTTTGTTTGGCGCTAGCAATTAAGCCGACAAAATCTGTATTTTTTGGCACGCCTTTATTGACCATTGCCTCGATGCGTTTTTTATCGCTTTTTAAATCTGGATCCTGCATCACCTGCTTGGCGATCTTTTCATTCTTGGTAAGAATTTTTGTCGTGGGTTTTGCTTTAGGGGCCGCAGCTTTCTTGCTCTTTGTGATCTTGTCCGGTTCCCCATAGCGGGAACGCAGCTGTTTAAGGCTTACCTCTGAGCCGTCCTCACGCATAAACCGTTTCATCGCCCCATCAGGGCCATAGCGATCAGCTAAGCGGTTGTAATAACGGGCCTTCTCAAATGCCCCAGGCGTTGCCTTGCCACCGTTCAGCATCCGGGCCTGGGCAGGGCTGGCATCAAACCTTGATTTCTTGCCCGCCTTAGTCGTACCCCGTAGGTCGTACAGGTGCTGTGCTGCGCTTGTCCCAACAGGCACCCGGCCACCTTTGGGGTCTGCACTAGACGGCGTGCCCTCTTTAGTCGGGCGATAGCCAATCTTTGAACTAGGTGGTGGAATATCGATCCCAAATTTCTTCGATGCGCCCGCGTAATCAATCACCGGCACAGTCGTGGATCTGCAACCGAAATGTGGTGGGTTTGACGGTGTTGGCCCTTTGCCGTAGAAGAACTCCTTCTGATCCAGGTTTCGGCAGATCGCCGTGGTGTTGCTATCCAGCGTGGCAATCCATCTGTACTTTTTCGTAAGGTTTGGATTGGCCTTATAAACCTGCAGGCTTGCAGCGTTTGACGTGGCATTAACGCTGGTCCTAACCAACGTCCGCACCTGATGTTTTGCCATCTTCCAGGCGTTGCCCTGCTGGGCCAATGCGATTTGCCTTGGGGTCAGCGCCTCAGTTGAGAAGCCCAGCTCACCAAACAAAGACCGGGCAATCGACTCTGTGCTTTCACCCGTAAGCAAGCCATCCAGCACCGCACGCGAGAACAGATCGCCTTGGCGTTCAGCCAGCCCGCGAAATGCCTTCACGATGCTGGTGCCATCAGGCATCCGAATCACAGCGCCCTGCCGTGCCGTTAGCTTCATCACTGCACCTGGCCCCTTTACCGCCTCCTCAAAGCTGTCCTGTAACAGGTTGGTGCCCACATCCAATGGGTCAGCTTTCACCACAGCCTTGGCAAAAGACTCAGTGACCTCGACCGTCCGCACCTGGGTCTTAACCGCTGCAGGCACTACCCGTTGCAGTTCCGCTCTGGCAAACGCAACCTCAACATCAGCCAAACCGTCCAGCTGTTGGATTAACTCATTAATGCTCTGCCCAGACCACTGCTTCATGGCGTCCAGGTTTTGTTTAATCAGGGCCCGCATTCGTGCAGCTTTGAACTGCGGCTTTTTGCTACTAGGCATCTTGTCGATGCGCTCTAGCTCTCTTACCGCTTTGACGATCTGCCGCCGGTAAGACTCCAACAACTTGTTAGCTACGCCATTACTGAAGCGGTTCAGATCCAACGCCTTGCGGTAGTAGCTCTCAGGCACACCCGCAACGCCACCAGGCTTGATGGTGTTGTCTAGGAATTTACGCTGTTCAGCAGCACTAGGCGATGCAGTCACAAACCCTCCAAGCCCAATTCGGCAGGGTCACAATCCACATAGACAGACACGTCAGCACCTTCCCGCAATGCTGTTCCCACTACTGCGGTGAACTTGGCTGTATTAACAACCCAGTCGGGGCTTTCCCTAAGCCTTGTTTCTTGTATTCCGCTGATTTGGCCGTTGTCGTACCAAGTAGTTCTTACGATCCCGAAATGTGGGCCCATACAGCTGCCCTGAAATACAAATAAGTTCCGTTCTCGACGCTCCGGTTTATTCCGCCACATCTTCTACGTCCTCATCCTCTTCTGGCAGCGTATCTTCATCATCTTCTTCTGGCTCCTGCTCCTCCTCCTGTTCAGGCTCCTGCGTGCCTGATAGACCGCCCATTTCAAGCGCCTCAAGTTCTTCCTCAACGTCCAGATCATCGAGCACCTCTCCCTTGCTGAGTTCTTCGAGCAAGGTTTTCTGGGTGATAGTCCCGGCAGTGTAAAGCTGCAGCAATGCCTGTATTTCTTGCGGCTGCAAACGTTGACCCATAAAGTCCCGATTGACGTAAGCCGTACCTGGCTGGCTTTCGTTCAAATACTCGGCATGAAAACGCAAACAGTTATCTAAAAGATCCTGCATTTGCATCGCGATCAGCATCATGGTGCTGTCGCCCTGACTGCGATCTATCCTCTTCGACTCAGCCGTTTCTGCTGACAGTTTTTGGCCCAGGACACTGGCCAACGCCAGCGTGTTGATCTCTTCCGCAATACGGTCTAGGTGCTTGAACTGCGCCTCGTAACTGTTGCCAGATGGCTCCACGAATTCAACTCGGGAATCAGTTGGCAGACTCATGGCCTCCGATGGGCCAGCAGTTATTTCTTCCGCACTAGGCGGCATCCCGTAGATAGCTAAGAAAGGCACCGCACTGATTCTCAACTGGTTACTGAGGTCAGAGCTGGCTTGATAGTGCTTGAGGTTTAACTCCGCAATGTCATTCATTGGTGGCCGCGACTCAAGCACGCCAACGCGGTTTGAATATGCCACCGCGAACGGAATTTCTTTAACAGTGGTTGTGCCCTCGTTGAACAGCTTGAACTCACCGTCCTGTTCCTTGCGGTGAATTTCGTAAGCCCCAGGGGTCAGAACTCGGATTTGCTCAACTACCTTCTCCCCGTATTCACCGTCCGGCTCAGTAATCGTTTCAAATAAACGCAGCTGAGTCAATTTTTGTGCGCCGTCAACAATTTCACTACGCCAACCAAGGATGTCCCTTGGGGTGTAGCGCACGTAGTACGGCCTACCGCTGCCATCAGACGCAGCATCGACCAGGACACCGACATGGCCATAACGCAGGCAAATTCTTGTTGCTTCATAGAGAAACTGCGTGATGTCGTTTCCCTGCAGATCTGCATCGAACAGCTGCTCTGTGATCTTGTCACTTACGTCGGTCAATCTGACCGGCTTGCGGGTCAACATGCCCGCCAACATTTTTTCAATGCGAGCGTAAAAAGGGCTGAGACAACTGAATTTTAGACGGTTGTCATATGAAAGGTCATCCTCGCGGGCATATTGTGGAAGAAATTTTCTGTGGCCCTTACGAAGGCCGTAAGTGCCCGTTAACAGGACTTCAAGAAGGCTCCAATGGTCAGCCATATTTATGTACGCCTGGTTAGGCGAATCCACAGTGCTGACGTTGCCAACACGCTTAGCGCCACCAATCCCAGATGAATACACGGCTAAGCCCCTACCAATAATTTGATATTAATCGAGAGAACTGCAGATACAAGAAAGGGGCAGTCACCTGCCCCGATCTATTGCGACTTTGACCCGACAGCCCGCAAGCCATAGCCGGTTCTGCAATCAATATACTCTGATTCCAGTCCCACGCCCGGCCCGAATGTGTAGCGGGTTGTATAGAGCCCAAACGGCGTAGCCCAGCGCGTCCGTTAAATGGTCA